TGGCGAGAAGTCCAAGGTTAGGCGAGCAGTCGGGAAGAAGTATCCATCTCTGAAGAAAAAGAAGTGATAGCCAGAGTCTTGGTCGTATTGCTTTTCCTCTTGATAGCTCTTGCCTGTTCTGCGACTATGAGTAATTGTTGGTATGGAGATCAGAGTGTTGTCTGCTGTTCAAACGGGAGGTGTGTAGATGCCGTATCGCCTTAAAGGGAAAGCAGTGCAAGTTCAACGCAAGTCTGGAGTATGGCACACCCTGAAAACCCACAAGACATTGAATATGGCACGAAAGCACTTACGAGCCTTAAAAATTAACACAGGCAAATAATTAACAAGGGGCAGGTTTTAATCATTATGGCTTTATTATTTCCAGGCACAGAGACTAAAACGGGGGGCAACCCCGAAGACAGCAGAAAGACTGATATCAAGACTGATGAGACTTTGTTGAAAGATCCACGTTACCAGACAGTTTATGATTTTATTCTTTCAGAAGAAGGCTATGCACCTTCAGGAAAGTGGGATGAAAATGCGTTCAGGGCTGGCTATGGCAGTGATACCATAACGCACGAAGACGGAAGTTACAGTGACGTAACAGAGGGGATGGAGTATTCTAGGGAGGCTGCCGAGAGAGACTTTGCCAGAAGGCTGACTGGTGAGTTTTTGCCTAGAGTCAGACATTCAGTGGGTAAAGAGGTGTTCGATAGCTTGGACGCAAATCTTCTGGCTATCTTAACTTCATTAACCTACAACTACGGACACATTAGACCAGAAGTGCTAAATGCACTGAAGACTGGAGACAGGGAAGACGTTGCTCTAGCCATTCAAGGTCTAAATCCAGAAGATACCCAACTTGTTCCTCGGAGGCAGAGAGAGGGTGAGTTTCTTCGCTTACCATTTACAGACTTGTTTCCACCATCAGCAGAGGACCAAGGATGGGAAGGTGTTCCACATAAGCTCCCTGAAGATTTTGTTTCAGATCGGCCTATGTCAGGATTACTGGCAAGCATTCTTCCAGTAGAAGGTATTCCAGTGATGGGTCAGTCAGTAGAAGGAACACGCATGGGTAACTTGAATGAGGTTAGAGGATTATTGGGCGATAAATAATGGCTAGTCCAGTATCCAAGGCGAGTTCGCTTCCAGCTATATCCGTAGGTTTTGCAATCAGCATATTGGTTGCCACCTGGGTAGCAGGGGCGAGATTCGAGGGGATGGAGCGTGCAGATGCACAGGCCGTGGTCTTGATACAGGATGTGGCAGATCGCCAAAAAAAATATATAGGAACTACAGGATTGCTTACTGAACAGATTATGGACCTGCAAGAATCAGTAGTAGAATTAGAACGAGAAATTGCACTATTAAAGGTAAAACTTGAATTGAATAAATAATGGATTTTGCCACCTCGATTGCGAAGTTTCGCAAAGACCCCACGCTATTCGTCACGAATATTCTCAATGCCGATCCCGATAAATGGCAGTCCGAAGTTATGACTGCTGTGGCTAATGGTGATCGTGGAGTTTCGATTCGGTCTGGTCATGGAGTCGGTAAGACCTCTTGCCTGTCCTGGTTAGCACTATGGTGGATTTCGTGTCACTATCATGCGAAGGTTGTGATTACTGCACCAACATCTGCACAGCTACACGATGCATTACTTCCAGAAGCAAAGGCATGGCTCAAGCAAGCACCTGAAGGCTTTAGGGATATGTTTATAGTTCGAGCTGACAGAATAGAACTGGCTGCTGATCCAGAGCGCAACTTCATATCTGCTAGAACATCGAGAGCTGAACAGCCTGACGCACTGCAAGGTGTACACGCTGACCATGTGTTATTGATCTGTGATGAGGCGAGTGGTGTACCCGAATCTGTGTATGAAGCTGCTGGTGGTAGCATGAGTGCATTACACGCTTCGATGGTACTGGCTGGAAATCCTGTCAGAAGTTCTGGTTATTTCTATGATACGTTCCACAAGCTATCTGATCGCTGGACTACATTTCATGTATCATGTGAGAAAACTCCAAGAGTCTCGCAAGAATATGTAGATGAATGTAAGCTACGATATGGTGAAGAATCGAACACCTATCGTGTTCGTGTACTCGGAGAATTTCCAAAAGGTGATGACGATACTGTTATCAGTATGGACTTGACAGATGGTGCGATTAACAGAGATGTCATGCCGACTCAGTATAGTCCGATTACATGGGGTGTGGACGTAGCACGTTTTGGTGCTGATGCTTCTGCCCTGTGTAAGCGAAAAGGTAATGCTGTTACAGAGCCGATTAGACTCTGGCGTGGCTTGGATACTATGCAGCTCACGGGTGCAATCAAAGCAGAATATGATACAGCAACCGAAAAGCCTGAAGAGATATTCGTGGATGCGATAGGACTCGGTGCTGGTGTAGCAGATAGACTCAGAGAACTTGGTTTGCCAGCCTACGCAATCAATGTGTCAGAGAGTCCTGCAATGGGTGAGACTTATCTGAACCTTCGTGCAGAATTGTGGTATAAGGCTAAAGGCTGGCTGGAAGGTCGTGATGTACGGCTACCCAAAGATGATCGCTTGAAGGCTGAACTAACAACATTGCGATATAATTACACATCTAGTGGTAAGGTGAAGATAGAATCTAAAGCAGATTTGAAGAAGCGTGGTGTTGCCAGTCCTGATGCTGCGGATGCGTTTGTATTGACCTTTGCGTCCGATGCTGGTACTGCTATAGGGGGTAGATCGACTAGAAGGATGGGCAAACTAAAAAGAGATTTAGCAGGAATCGTCTAGGGGGTTACGGCTACTATTGGCATGGTAGCCTGACTTAAACAAACAATGTCTTCCTCCAATATATGGATGTTGCCCCTAGACCCTACTGTTGAACATTAGAAGAAATAAGAGTAAGTTCGGAAAGCTAACTTTTAACAGAGTGGTATAATTTGGCGTATATAGACGAAGCCGAAACCGAAGCTGGCGTAGGCATGACAGAGGACGAGCTGCAAACTGTAGTTCGCCAGTACATCGAAGACGCTATCCAATTCATTGATGATGACATCAGCCCGATCCGAGCTGAGTCTACCCGTTACTACAATGGTGAACCTTTTGGTAATGAGGTCGATGGGCGTAGTCAGGTAGTCAGCAGAGATGTGCGTGATAGTGTACAGGCGATGCTTCCATCATTGATGCGAGTATTCTTTGGTGCAGAGAACATGGTCGAGTTTGTACCCCGTGGACCCGAAGATGTAGCGATGTCAGAACAGGCTACAGATTATGTGAATTATATCCTTCGTGAAGATAATGATGCTGTCGGAATATTTTACAGTGTGTTCAAGGATGCGCTGGTCAATAAAGGTGGTATCGTAAAGTGGTCATGGGATGATTCACTTGAGGTGCATACCTATAGCTTTGAGGGGTTGAATCAGGCTACACTTGGATTGCTACTAGAGGAAGATGGGGTAGAAGCCGTATCAGTCGAAGGAGTACCCGACCCCAAAGTACCACCAGAGCAAGTCGAGATGATGGTAGCTCAAGGCATGGAACCACCAATGATCTATGACGTAGAGATTAAGCGTCAACGTAAGCGAGATCGTGTGCGTGTTGAGACAATGCCACCTGAAGAATTTTTCGTAGACTCGGCTGCAACCAGTCTTGAGGATGCACAGGTCGTAGGTCATAGAACGATGGCTACAGTGAGTGATCTGGTAGCTATGGGCTATGACAAGGATATGCTAGATGACTATTTGTCTGACGAGGTAGCATTTACTGATAATGATGAATACTGGGCAAGGTATCCAGATCGTACAACACCAGGACCACTATCGACATACAATCAACGCAGAGTTCTTTATGTTGAAGCCTACTGCTATGTAGACTATGACGGAGATGGTTTGGCAGAACTGAGGCGTGTTTGCACAGTGGGATCGAACTATCATTTGGTAAACAATGAACCTATTGATAGTATTCCGTTTGCTGTATTTGCTTGTGATCCAGAACCTCATGTGTTCTTTGGTTCTGATGTTGCAGACATGACTAAGGATATTCAACGTGTAAAATCAGCAGTGCTTAGAGGTATGCTTGATAGCTTGTCATTTGCACTGTATCCACGAACTGGAGTAGTAGAGGGCCAGGTCGATATTGATGATGTCTTAAATCCAGAAGTTGGCTCGATCATTAGGATGCGAGCGCCAGGCATGGTGCAGCAGTTGAATGTACCCTTCCTCGGCAGAGAAGCATTTCCAATGATGGAATATCTCGATCAAATGAAATCATCGAGAACTGGACAGAGTGGTGCATCACAAGGACTGGACCCAGACGTACTACAGTCTACAACGAGAGCAGCAGTCACTGCTACGATGAAAGGCGCAGAACAACGCTTAGAGATGATTGCTCGTTTGTTTGCAGAGACAGGATTCAAACCATTGTTCAAAGGCTTGCTACGACTCATTATTGAACATCAAGATCAGGAACGAATGGTCAGGCTCCGCAATCAATGGACTCCGATAGACCCAAGGGTGTGGGACTCCACGATGGATGTGTCTACCAATGTTGGGCTAGGTTCTGGTATGACGGATGAGCGACTTGCTGCATTGAGTCAGGTCGCTGCAAAGCAACAAGAGATTATGCAACAGATGGGTCCAAGCAATCCATTGGTAGGATTGGGTCAAATTAGAAATACATTGGCTAAGATGTTAGAGATCAATGGGTTCAAAGATTCTAACCAGTTCTTTAATCCGCTACCTATCGATTATCAACCACCACCCCCACCACCACCGAAGCCAACACCAGAAGAGCAGTTGGCACAGGTGCAGATGGCTGACATTCAAGCTCGTACTGCTATCGACCAGGAAAAATTACAACTAGACGCTGCGAAAGCTCAAATGCTTAACGAGCGTGAAACCACAAGAATAGCTGGCGATTTAGCAATCAGAGAGAAGAAGTTTGAAGATGATGTCGATCTTGAAATTGTTAGAGGTGCGATAAAGGAAGAAACACAAGGTGAGTAATCTATCGGCAGAGCAGAAGGGTCGCAGGGCAAAAGAAATTCTTGCAGACCCAGTGTTTCTTGAAGTATTAGAAAGGGTGAGAGAAAATATAGTTGCACAATGGACGCTTACCGAGTTAAATGAAAGCAGTGTCAGAGAGAATTTATATATGCAAGGCAAGGGCCTTGATGAGATCGTGCGAGGACTCCGTACCCTGGTAGGAGATTGGGCTATGGAGCAATCTCGCAATGTTTCAAAATCTAAAAGAGGAAGGAAATCGTGAGCGAACAAACTGTCACCAACCCAAGTGAGCCAGAGGTCTTAGACCATGAGGCTTATGGGAGTGAGCGTCCTCGCAGACGAACCACAGGTGAGATACAAGATAGTCTCACCGCAATGCTCAGAGGAGAATACGCAGACCCTCAAGAAGAGGAGCAGCACTCTGACTCTGAGCTAGAAGATGGCATCGAAGAAGAGGCCATCGAATCTGAGTCCTACGAAGACTCAGAAGAAGTAGATGAAGATTACGATGGGTCTGATGAAGAACAATTAGAAAGTGATAGTGCATCCTACCGAGTAATAGTAGACGGCAAAGAGATGCAAGTACCACTGGATGAACTCATCTCAGGCTACCAACGAGGATCGTCATTTACACAGAAGAGCCAAGCATTAGCTGATGAACGTAGAGAATTTGAGGCTAATGCAGTGGCTGTTCAGCAGGAGCGTGAGTCATATTCGACTGTGCTCCAGCAACTTCAACAACAGATGGAAGCTGCTGCGAAACCGGACCTTGATTGGGACCGCTTGGAAAGGGAGAACCCCGTTCAATGGTTGAAGCTCAAACAACTTGAGCGAGATCGGCAAGCACAGATCCAAGCTGTACGAGAGGAACAATCTAGGATGCAACAAGTCTTGAATCAGCAACAAGAACAAGACCTGGAGAATAGATTGAATACTGAACGCACTCTGGTGTTGGAGAAAATACCTGAATGGGCCGATTCTGAAGTTCAGGCTAATGAGCAGAGACAGTTGTTAGAATACGGCAAGCAACTCGGTTTTACCGATAGTGAGCTGAATGAAATTTACGATCACCGGGCGTTAATAGCGTTGCGTGATGCGTGGAGATACAACCAACTTGCGAATGGCGAGAAAGTCAAATCAGCTAAATCTAAAATTAAAAACGCAAAATCTGGTGGCAAACAAATGAGCCGACAGAT